ATATTCAATGCAGTTAAAAGATATAGACCATCTATCTAATATTACAAGTATATTATTTATAGCACATTTATTTAATGTTACTGCAATAGATAAAATTTCATCGCCATAATTAATTGCTTTGAAATTTTCTACACTATAATATTGTTTCATTGATATCTTTCTCCTTTATAAATTACTTTACTGTAATAGTGATTAAATCAATATTTAATATATAATGAAAATACATAGTAATCACAAAAGCACTAATAAGTGTTAAATAAAATAACCAATTGATAATTTTATTCATAATATATACTCCTATTTATTTCGATATAAAAATCGTGAAGATCTTCCATTTCTATTGTTATATTGTTTAGAATAAATGATGGCATTTTTCTTAGTAAAATAATATTCAATATTTTGGCGAATTAATTCGCTTAATGTTTCGCCCAACTTTTCTTTAATAATATTTCTTTTAGCATATATATATCGATCTAAATTATCTTCAAAATCGAATCCTATATCGACCAGTTTATTCATATGAATTAAAATATATTTATTTGTCATACAAATATAAACTTTAAATAATGTATTTTTCTGACCCAATCGACAAAATTGAACGATTTGAGTTGGCGGAATCTTTTTATAATGCTCAAATCCAAAAAATCTTTTACCTCCATCAAAATATCGATAATCGACATTTTTATTGTTATCGATAAAATGAATTTTGCATAATAAATATAATAATGCCATATATTTTTCTAAAAATAAATATATAAGCATACTATATGCTAATATATAATATTTAACATCTTTCATTGTTGTTTCTTCCTTTCTTATAATCTTTCATCCATTCCATTATATCACATTCTTCGATCGCTTTTTGTGTTTCGCCGGCATAATAATGAAAATTATCATATGCGGTCTCCCTTTGCTCTAAGTAATATAATTCGCTGGCCTCCATTACGGCAACATTATATTCACCATTAGCTAATCTATATCGGTAATAAGCATATTGTAGCTGAATATTAAGATTATGCATATCAGGTGAGATGCTATAACAAAATTCATTATTGTCGTCATAATAATAGACTATCAATACATAAATTTTATCTTTCATATTATTTAAATTTTATATAAGAATATTATACTCTTTATTATTAATAAACAAATCGATAATTTCTTTTGTTATCCATTCATATTTAGGCTCTTCTGGGATTAATCGTAAAATATTTTTATAGCGTCTTATTTCTACTCGACGTCTAACATATTGTTTTTCTAATCCAGAATAATAAAATATAAAAATATTAAAACTATCTGAATCTCGATATGTAGTCCATCTTGGTGGTAATGCTGGTCTAGCATATCTATTTATCTCGAATTTATCGAATAATGGATGCTCTTTAATTTTATTTAATAAATCGCCAGCATTATTAATTTTAAAAGCCGAAGATGCATCGACTTCGCTTAAGAATTCTAGTACCATAATTTTATGCTTCTTTCTTAACTTGACCATCTAAATCGACAACAAATCCTTTAGGAATAATCCATTGATCTTTTGATGCCATTGGCAGAATACCAATTTCGTCGATATAAGCGAACTCTTCATCGCTTATATTTTTACCAGTCATAATTTCATAATCAGAAATTAATTTGCCACTAGGCAACATTTTATTTTTAATAACGTGATCATAGTTTTTCATATTAAATTCTCCTATTAGAATAACTCACGATATAATATATCTTTGAATTCGTTATTGTTTTTTAAATAATTTTTAATCGATATAATATCGACAGTTGAATTCTCTGTACGATCATAATCAATAAAATGAGTTTGATCTTTTTTGTTGTATATAATGTTGATAAGCAAAGAATAATCACGATGATTTCTTTTACTATTAACGATGAGACGGGCATTAATCGACCGCTCTTCACTATTATTATATTTTAATTAAGTATAATCTTTATCTAAATATACTTTATACTTATTGTCTTCATATAATAAACGTAAGTAATCTTCCATATAATATAATTCTCCTTTAATTAACTTCTAATAGCAACAACATAATCATTATTATTAATGTTATTAAATAATATACTATATATATTCTCATTAAATACGGTATCGCATTTAAGTTTGCTAATAATAGGTCCGACTTCTTTTATTGTGTCTTTAGGGCCAACATATACAGTTTTTATAGTATTATTTATTTTATTATAAGATATTAATATCGTGATATAATAATCGCACTTCGTACCATTAAATTCGACTATGTTAAATGTTATCATTTTTGAAAATACATTATTTTTATGTAGTTTAGTATTTGTATGATAGCTTAATATTAATTTATATGATTTGGTTTCGTATATTGATTTCATTTGCTTCCTCTCATTTTTAATTATATTATATAGGTAAGGTTTGAAAATTAGACGATTAAAATCGGGCCGCAATTAAATTATTCTTTATTTAACTCTTTATAATACTATAATATATTAATAACATATAACATTATACTACTATATACTTAATACACTATAATAATATTATAATACTAATACTATTAATATGGTACTTAATACTACTTGCAATATTATAATAATATGTATATTATATATAACGTAACTGCTTCTGCGAAGCAAAGACTGTTACTTTATAATAAATAATATATGGTTTGAAGTATTGGAGTAAAATATATCCGAAAAACAAAAATATTGCGAAAATAAGTAAATTAGGTGGTTAGAGAAGTGTTTCCTACCCTCCTCCCCCACCCTATAAGCAGTACTACACTTATAAGATGAGATCGTCGGGGCGCTCGTGAGGCGACAGCGGGCTTATTTATTTTTTTATTTATTATAGTATAATATATATAATATATATAGTATATAGCAAACCCAATACAAAAGTATGCGTTGCAATTAAAGGCGGTGCCTCTAAAACTCTATTATTTAAAAGGCGTATATCTGTGTTATAGTATTATATAGACAGCCTTATTATTATTATATATATTTAAATAATAATTATCAGTCTATATACGAGGCGCCAAATCCTCTCTTAACACACGTGAATTGGCTCAATCAGGTGACGGTTATTTGGAAAATAGCCTATACTTAATAATTATACAACAATTGTATAATCTATTTAGGTTATCCTTATAGTATACTATTATATATAAAATTAATACCAAGCATTAAAAAGTCCTTATAAAATCTAGACTTTTTAAAACACAATTTTTTGATAAAAAAATACCAAAAAATACCATTCATTTCTATTATGCAAAAATAATGTATAAATAATTATTTTTAATTTCTTACCGCGATAAATAACTCTAATATGTAATATACCGGTGTAACAAGTTACACCGCTCCGGAAATTTGCTACTCTGAATATATAATATGGCCTCTCTAAAATTAATTAGGGAGGTCTTTTCTTATATATATAATATAATAATTAAAATAAAAAATATTTTATTTTTTTTAACCCGCGCTGCTAACTTAACATGTAATATACCGGTGAACGACAGTTCACCGCTCCCAAAACTAAATCCTCAGAATAAAATCTGAGGATATTTTTTTTGGAATTAATTAACGCAAGACAAGCTTGCTGCATGTAATATACTAGTGAACGAAGTTCACTACTTCCACAAATCTAAATGCAAAGCTCCGACCTAACGGCCGGGGCTTTTTCTATTATTAAGCATAAACAAAGTTGGCCCATTTTAAAAATGCTCCAAACGCTTACTCACGTAATCTGCTGTGAAGATAAACAACTCGCAGAGGATCGTACACGAATAAACGTTTAACGTATTCGGGCCTTAGCCCTCAGCACTACTTAATTATATATAATATAATTATTATTCTAATATTATTTAAATTTAAATAAGCGTCGCTATTATTAATTTAATTATCTAAATATAATAATTTTTAATTTAATTAATTAAAACCGTTCGCCTAAAATATTCGGTGTCCATTCTCTCTATCCAGGACAACCTAGTAAAAGAGGAAACAGTATAACGCCGGAACCAGAGCAATAAAATTCCAGCTAACTGGTTAGAGCTTTCAAACTCTAACAACTTGGAATGATTAGTACTCGATAATAATTGTATCCTAATAATTAATATTAATTATTATAAATTAATCTCGCACTAAGCAAAGCCTTCGTCACGAACTATAACACAGAAAATTGTATGTACGCTACGCTAATACAACCAGCCAACTTCGCTGCGCTATCTTTCTCTGGATCGTATCAAGACATTCTTTTTAATATATATTTTTTAAAAAGAATCAAAAGGGATTCGCCACCTGAAATAACCTTCGCTCCGATGGAGTCTCAGAACATTTATTCCTTCGGAAATAACCGGCGGCTCAAAATAATTGAATTATTTAAATTCAATTCTAATCACCGTTGCTCACCTAATTGAATAACTAGCAACAGTGTCCTTAATGATATAACTAACTAATATATATTTACTACTTAAATATATATATAATAATTAATATTACTTTTAGATAAAGTAATACAAAATAGATATGGGGGGCGAAAAATATTCGAAATTTTTGAAACCTAAATTTCAGATTTTTCAGCCCAGATTTTCGCTTTTATATAGTATTCGCCATAGTATACCGTGCACTACAGTCGCCTGCGGCTCCTTTCTATCCTTGCGGTTCGCTAGCGCTCACCTACAGATGACGTTTGCTATACGGCCGGCTCACGTGCGTTCGCACGGCCTCCTTATACTATACATATAGATAGCTTAAGGCAGTCGCTTAAATCGGTCGCTCCCGCTCCCTCTTCGCTTCTTTATCTAACCCATCTATATCCTAACGGATCGTCTACTATAAGCTAAAAGCTTAATACTTATAACTTACTTCTCTTAAGAAGAGAAGATAACAAGAGAACACTAACATATATAATATACATATAATATACGCTCGCTATCGCTCGCTCATATAATAATATAATATATACAAAATATAAACACTTACTTTCTCAAAGAGAAAGATAACAAAGAGAATATATGCTCGCTTCGCTCGCTTCTAATATAAATAATAATAAATACACACTTACTCTCTTAGAAAGAGAGATAACAGAGAACTATAATAATAAATAATAAACACATACTTACTTCTCTAAAGAGAAGTAACAAGAGACTTATACATTGCCTCGCTAGCGCTCGGCATTTAAATAAATAAGATAAATATGCTTGCTTCTCTTAATAAGAGAAGACAACAAGAGAACTTTATAACGGTCGGCTCGCTGGCGCTCGCCTACTATATAAATAATTTATGATCGCTCGCTGGCGCTCGCTTATAGGGCGCTCGTGTGGCTTTACCAAGCGTTAATAAATACTCGCTATAAGTAATCATAGCCACCCATTAATATTGCATGCCGAAACACACAATATCAAAAAAATAATTTTAGTACACATATATCGATTGGATTAAAACCATACTCCAATATATATATGTATATTAAAATATATCCTTAAGAATTAAACCGAACTCTATATATACAGGGCTCTGGTTTAAAAAATATAGCTTTAGTCGGGAACCATTTTTACTCTCCCTAACTAAAGCTATTTAAGTCTACACAGCTTTTATTGGCTAATATTATCATATGGCAGTGTGTAGCACTAGTAGCCTCCATATAATATTTAAATAAAAAATAAGAGTTTAGATAACAGATGCGACCCACTCCCGTGTGCACCCATTATCTAAACTCTTTAATAACTAACCTTGGGCTTCTGCTTGTTGTTCACCAGTAACCATAACGATATCTTCACTACTATCACCAGTAGAGCCAAAGCTCTTTTTGATAGAACGAATTTCATCGCTCTTAGATAACTCAGACCAGCTAGCTTTTGCTTCATCGGTAATTACTGATACGCCACCAATGCCTAATTCAGCGACCTTTTTAAGACCGCCAAACAAGCCTTTGCTTGCAATCTTAATACCACCGATACCAGCATCTTTAGTGATGCCAGCAACGAAGCCAACTTTTTTACCGCCCCAGTTTAACAAACCAGTAGCCGTACTTTTAACTTTGGCCATTTTATAGGCAGTCAATATGTCATCGACTACCTCGTCTTCACATTCAATAGTCACGGCATTTTCTTCAGCCGTAACTGTGGCACCGAATTCTTCTTGTGCTTTCTCTTGAATATAAGATAATAGATTTTTATTAGAATTTACAATTTTAAATTGAGCCATTTTGGTTCCTCCTTAAAAAATAGAAAGGGACCCGAAGGCCCCTAGATTAAAATACGCCGTCTACAGATTCAACTTTGCGATTAGGAATTTCGCGTACCAAGTTAAATACTTTTGTAGCCAATGCGTTCACTGCACGACTAGATGCAGTTTCTGGACGGCGAGCGTACAAATCACCATTGTGACGAGTAGCAACTGGATATTCATAATTGCCTTTCATGCCATTAGTGAATGTAACACCTTCAGCTGTTTTACCATCTACGAATTTCAATACTTGGCCTTCTTCGACTACTACGCCTTCTGGAACTGTGATATCGAAACCACTAAGTTCGGATTGACGAGTAATGCGCAATTGAACACCAGCTGTTTTACTAGCTTCTAATGCTTCTGCCAAGCGAGTATAAGCAACTGTATGTTCTGGAGTATCGTACTCAGAAGTTGCTTGTTCTGCAGATTCTTCTGCATCATTACCTTTAGCCAACAAACCCATCAATTGATAAGTTTTAATAGCCACGGAATCAGGTAATACTAATTGACCAATCATTTGGTCGTAGTTAGCGGAACGTTCCGCCAAAAGATTAATAATGTCTGCAGTATGCAAGGTAGCAACTGGAACGAACGCACCTTCGCGTTTTTCCAATTTGGACACGTTTTCTTTGCCCCATGCAACGAAACCTCGAGCGAAACCGCCCAATTTAGTACCACCTAATACTGCTGTTACGATAATGTTAGCCATGATATAGCCTCCTTAATTAAAAAATCCGATGAGGGCCGGATATCCCATTATTTAAATAAATTACTGCCTCCCTTATAAGACAGTATCCAATATACCAATATATATATTATTATATAATAATTAGTATACTCGATACTGCCGTCGTCTAGTTTTCACCGACGACAGTTGTAGTAGAGAGGAGGAGAACCAGATATTGCTACCTGGATAAATGGCACAGTCCCGTTAGTTAGGATTGTTTGTATATAGGAGTTCAAGAAAGAGGTTTTTTCTGGAACTATGCCATTTATCAAAATAACAAGACCCGCAAAGAAAATTTCGTGGCGGAGCCGACCGAATGTCGGAAGGTACCAAGCCGTAAATTACGCGTAAAATAAAAAGGAAGAAGCGATATGATGTGATATCGACTTCTTCCGTAGCCACACTGAATGATTATTTTCTAGTTGCTTTCACAACTAAATCAGTTAGAACGTAGCCTAACATGAAAAAGAATGCTCTGAACAACCAAGGTTGCTCAGCATAAAATTTGTCTAATTTTGCGATTAAAATATCCAACATGATAATATCTCCTTTTAAATAATAAATGATGCGGGCGTTAAATAATCATTTATCTAACTCCCTTAATAACTAATCCGCAACTACAGCTCTATAGCCATACTCATTACGGGAAATAAGTTGAGCACCTGGATGCTCAGAAAGAACGCCGAAGACTGTGTCATCGGATAATAGAGATACATATTGGCCGTCAGCCATTTTTAATACATAATTGTAAACCATAGTAATCATTTTTAATTCCTCCTTATGACTACATATTGAATTGAGATGAGAGGGGAAGCCCCTCAAAGAAGATTTCGCCACGGAGTGGCATTATTTAATCAAATGTTTGAGCCGTGATAAGCCGTAAAATAGGTGGCACTAAATTCTCTATTTAAATAAATCTAAGAAACTTTGAGGAAGTTTTTTATAGTCGCTTTCCTCGCATATGAACATTGGATGACGCTCATATGAAAAGAATTGTTCTTCTTCGTCGTCCCAAATCTCGGCCCACGCCGAAATTTCAATAAATTCTATACCAGCAGTTTGTGCCTTACAACCAGAACAAACACAATCAGTATAGTATTCATCTACGATGATATCATAGGCCTCTTTATAAGAGCCGGCCTCGATAATCGTATCTTTATATAACTCACCGAAAAATACGTACTTCATAATTTCCTCCTCATAAGAATAACGTATTAAAGGGAAAATTCCCTCAAAGAAAATTTCGCCCCGGCGGGGCATACTATTACTAGTAAACTGATACCGCCGGATTGAATAAATTAAGAAATAAAATAATTTTAGATAAAGAATGCATACAGGACTACGCCGAAATACATAGTAAAGGTGACAGTCGAATATTCGACGACTAGAGACGAAATGACGCGGGCCAAATCCCAATGTCATGAGCGTCGGAAGTCGAATATGGTCCCGTATGCGGGCGACTGCCACCGAACTTTATTTAAAAAAATTAAGCTTTAGTTACAGATATATAATAATATCCACAACTAAAGCTTAATAAACTATTCTTCGCAATTATAATGATTAATCACTTTAACGTGTTCATTGCGAATAGAAGCCTTGCTATGTGGCCAGAAGTCTGCGTGACTCCAATCACCTTTTGCAAGGTAGAAATCACTTTCTCGGTCATTGCGTTCTAATTTCCGCATCACTTTAACAGCTTCTTTACAGCTGTTAGTGTCTACAACTTCTGCACAACCGAAAATATAACGAGAATTGCTAATTGTTTGAACTGCGATAATAGAAATCATGATAATCTCCTCTGCCGGTATTTTTACATGGAACGGTCGCCATGAATATAAGTGTAACGAGAGAGAATTTCCCTCATAATAGATTTCGGGCCGGAGGCCTTCCTCTGCTAGAGGAGAGAACTCACACACCAAGAAATAAAAAAGAAGGGCAACCGTTAGGGACGAAGGAGAGAATTGTGTTTCTTCTCTCTTTAATCCCTAACGGGCCCCGAAGGGGGATGCACTATGCTTTTCTGCAGAGGAGGCAAATAGTATGTACATCGTTACCATAGCCTTCCTTTTCGATCGTATTAAACATTGCTTCGTCCAATACGATCTCTCCACAGAACTTTTCTAGGTATGTTTTATTGCCAGGGATTTCACAATCACACACCTTCACCAATTGACCTTTTGTTTCTTTCTTTTCAGAAATAACATACAAGCCATCCCCTTTGCCGCCTTTACTTTTTGGCAACAAGAAGAATTTGTAGCCATGATCTTTTGCCATAAAGATATTCTTGGCATTTTCCATAGCTTTTTGAGCGCCAGTAACACGAACAACAAATTTGTTTTCGTCTACTGGCTCTTCAATTACTTCCATTAAATGGACTACTGTGAATAATCCACCAAAGTCGTCACGGAATACAGGGCGTACTCCGTTAACAATACGATCTGTGAAGAATCGACCATCAGCAGATTCTCCGTTTACAAATTCTACTTCATCACCGTCAACGATGTTTTGACACATTTTATCTGTGCCGAATACATCATAACGACGAAATAGTGGAGAATCTTTGAGCTCTAAACCTTGCTCTTGACGATAAAGAGTGCCGCTCATCATAGCATCCATGATAAGCTCATATTCCAAGATTGTACTAGCGAAGTTAAAGCCAGCGTTCTTACTTTCTTCAAATGCGTTTTTGTCTTTTCCTACAAATGTGCGAATCATATTCGCAACATATGGTTTAGCTTTTGAAAACGCGCCTTCTACTTTAAATCCTTTAATAGATAAAGACTTCGCACGACGCAAATCATCACACGTCATGTTTAAGATTTCGAACAAAGATCCTTTAGTGGCTTCTAATTTCTTGTAGCCAGGCTTAATGCCCATTTGTTCTACTTCTTTATTTAACAATTCTACTGCACGATTTGCAGCTTCTAATTGCAAATCATACAACGCATCTTTTAATACCATTTTTTCTACTTTTTGTGTTCTCATTTTATTTCTCCTCTTTATTGAAAACCTTATGCTCAACAACTTCGAAACGAGCAATTTGCTCATTCCAGATAATAGTTGGGCTATAATTTCTTCTTGCTTGTTCAATATCTTTAAGCAAGAAACATAATGGATCAAATACAGTCAAACCTGTTTTAGCACTGTCAATGATCATGCCAATAACAGCAGGTGCTACAGACAAACAATCTAATAAATAATTTTTAATAGATTGTTCAGATCTGTCAGAACCAACGAAATCGAGCGTCATTTTCTCGATCTTCTTGTTCATTACTTCGTCCATAGTGAGATCACTATGGTCGTCATAATGACGTTCATATGGCGCATTACCATGATCGCTACCATATTCAGCTACAATATTATCTTGTAGTTTTTTAATAAGCTTTTTATTTTTAAGGTTTTGTAACACTGTGGAAGCACAACTGTTATATACACAGAATATGCCTACAGCAGTGTTACCTGTTGCGAGTGATGCCAAATATACTCCTGTCATCAACTCAGATAAATTAGCAAAGCGAATAGATATATTCGCGCCTAATTCGTCCGGGATATCGACAGAGCGGCTTTTACGGCCTTCGAAGATTTTAAGGTCTTCGCCAACCATAACCATGCAGCCGTCAGTGTCATTATCCATGCCACCAAGTAAACCTTTTACATATGTACTACCAGAATAGATAAACACACTTTCTGGTAAATTTTTGAAAACGTCAAGAATCATTTTTGCTTGGAATGGTTTTAATTTTCCTTTACGTACGTATGCTTCAACACGTTTTTTAATTGTGTTGAAGTTAATAATTCTTGCTTTTAACATTTCACCAGCAGATGAGCATGGGAAACGCATCAAGACAGCTATTTTATGTCTTAATGTTTTCTTGTTTGTTACATAAATCTCGTTATCTTTTACGAGTTTTACACCAAACATTTTTCCTGGGTCGCCCAAGGCTCTTAAGTATTGGCTATCTTTATCGCCACGAGACTTAAGATCTTTAACCTTTTTAGTTGCATTTTTGGCAATATCTTTGCCTTTATGGCTAAAGATATAGTTATCAGCAGCCAATCTAGGATCTGCTAAAACTGCGCATTCAATACCAGTGCCACCGAATGAGCCTCGTTTGTAAGACTCTAAACATTGCACTGCTTCAGCCACAAGTAGATCAACTAAATACATAAATTTTTCATTACTTAAAATTTTCATACATTAACCTCTTTCTTTCTCCTAAATCAGTCACGACTATATTCGTTAAAATCGTGCTGATACATTTGTCCCGAGGTTGTGGCTTGTGTAGCCTTAATGACCTGCAAGACTTTAAATTTATTTTCTGATGGCTCTATAAACTGTGGTACAGCTTTAAAGCCATTGAAGTCGGTCACATAGACCAATTCTCCAGCTGGATTACCGACGATCCACACCTTTTGTGGACCATCGTAACTCTTATCAATTTGGCTTAAAGACTGAACATTTTCTTGTTCGATCTCTGCAGCCAATTGGAACCATTCTTTCATACTTCTCATTGGTGTGGATCCTGTCTTAGTACATGAACTTACACGAACTTGTAAGTATGCATTTACATCGGTAGGCACACCGTATTCACGGCAGAACCACCAATGATTGTGATAGCTCTGACCGTCAAGCTCAGATTCGCTACCAAGACTCATATCATTAAATATCATGATACAGTCTTTTGAAAGATCAAGATTGATTTCTCTGCCATTCGCTGACCATAAATTTGCGTAGGTAGACATCTTTGTAGCCTTCCCTACGCTAAGTTCGACAATGTGGTCAAAGAATCCGATGCCGTTATTTGCCTTTTGAATCTTAGGCATCCAGAAATTTAATCGTTCTTTTGGCACGACTAGACGTTTACCATTACGAAGAGATGCTGCAGACATAGCAATTGTTGCATATTCTACGCCTTCAATAGTGTATGTTTGCGCAGCCTCCTCATCTGTATCAAAATTATACGCAATAATAATACAATCGCGAATAATGTTTTCAACATAAGACAAGGATTTGTTTGTATAGACAAAATCTAAATCCCTTATTTCGCCTTCACCTATAACTACTTGTGCAGCTGGTGCTACATCACTTTCCTCAATGGCGCCAGTTACATTATAACCGACTATTGCCATATGAGACGTACGAGACGTTAATACTAACAATCTCATTTTGGCTGTTTTCAAATTTTGTTTTGTACCTGAACATTGAGTCCATTTGCCGGACTTTTGATTTTTAACAGTATTTGCATATTCACTTAAATTGAAATTCATTACTTGTCTATTCATTTTTTTCTCCTCCATGAATAAAACATAAAAAATAGTTTAATGTCGTTGCGGACAAAAATTCATTTTGTTAGATAATCATAGCTCACTAATGGAGCATTGTTATCTATCATGAATTGAATGGCAGCTTCTCTGCCTGCAAATTTCTTATATTTTCTGCCGGTAAAACCGTCTGTAGAATCTTTGCACTGAGACCATGTGCGGAATACACCCGGCACATAGCCTCGTGCTACAGCATAGTAAGGCAGTGACATAATCTTGTCTGTCACTGTTTTAAGGTCACGTTTTGTATGACCATCCATTGTTGCAAGCATAAGAACATTCCTACACTCTCGTTCTTGCAAGAAGCACACATTTCCTATTCTGCCTTTCATTGTTCTTATGCCTTTCTTAGCATAATACTTTTGGGCAGAATCCAAGAGATCCATATAATCTCTTACACTATTCTTTGTTTCGATTGCCAATGTTTCTAAATTTAAATAAGTTGTTGTTGTCATGATCTTTTCCTCCTTATGACATACAATGATATATATTGCTATAGTTTATAGTCATACAGCTGGACTATATTGTTTAGCGATAGATTGGTACTGCAACCTTATCGCCAACTTTCAATTGACGAGAAGTTGCACCTCCTTCCATTTTACTGCTTTCAGCTACTGCTGTTGCAACAGCATCTCTAACGTCATACTTAACGTCAGAGTTTCGATTAGCGTCTTCTATGATGCTAGTTAATGTTTCACCATAGGTTACATGATGCAACTCATAATGATGTGGTTGCACTGGTTGCATGAACCATGTTCCAATTGCTACTGTAACGATTGCTGTTGCTGTAATAACCATCTTTTTCATAATATTCCTCCTGGTTGCTTTTAACGTCTTCCCAAGACTTAAATATTAAACAGCAGACATCGACATGTATGTCTACACGGTCTCGAGGCCCAGCTCTCCCTCGAATAACACCTTGAATCAAAGCAGGGGGGGCGAACTTTAGCTCCGAGACCAATTATATATAAAACACTTACCCCGTCTGAAAAATTTTAAAAATTTCATCCTATATAGGAAAAATGAATACAGCATGAAATAGCAAACATAATTAACAATCTTACTCTCACTACACAAAATAAAAAAAGAAAGAGATGCACAAAAATAAAAAACGCTCCGTTAATTTATTTAAATTAAAAATATATACATAAAAAAATTCCCTTATATAGCGAACATATGTACGGACCAATCGTTAGATTGGTCCAGACAAAAAGAAAACCCGTAGCTGTAAATTGCTACGGGTTAACGTTGTTCTTTCAACTTAAATATATTGGTAATAACATTATCGACTAAAATTTTATTATATTCTATACGATTAAATAGACTAAACGCAATAAGAATGCATCGCTTATCTTCTTTACTTAATCGATATTTTATTTTTTTATATCGCATAACAGTACATACATCGTATGTATTTTTTAGCTGCCATACTTGTGCTTTAGGATGAATCCGTTTCATGATTTCATAATAATAATTAAACACCATGAAGACAATAAATCCTTCGTCGCTAACGCGATAATTAATATATTTCTTATGCTCTTTAATTAATTTACGTATTGTTAGTACTATCTTGATTTCTCGAGCGCCGTTCATTACAGTCATTATTTAAATCCTTTTACTCAATATAACTTCGTCATAAAATTTACACATGTCGTCGAGTATCTTATTATATGCAATCATAAAGTGATCTACTGCGTTTTGTTTAAAATAATATAATATAACGACCTGAATGAAAGCTTTAACATCGTCGGCTAATGGTATCCGACTTTTAAAATATTTAGCATATTCACTAACTTCGACAAAATTAGTATCGGATAAATGATCGTACCATCCATCTTTAAAATCATATAATAAACGATGTGCTATATTATATATATCAGATATCATAACGTAATAATCTGATGGATAATTCATCCTCCAATGATTTGAGTGAAGAAACTGATTTATATAAAGTATCATATCTTCTTTTAGCTTGGCGCAATATATATCATATTCTTCTTCGTTAAAATATTTAGTAATACTCATTATTTAAATTTCTCCATATAATGCTGAGCCAGATCGACAAGATCTTTTAACTTAGAATTATTATATTCAGTTGCGTTATAATTAAATAACGCAACGTTTATTATCTTCTTTTCTTTTTTAGACGGATAATATTTATTTTTTGCTTTATGAGACATAACGAGATTAAAATGAAATTTCGACGCAATCGGTTGTATTCTATCTCTTGGATAAGATGCTTTAAACATAGAATAAAATAAATTATAAACGAAATGTACGACGAAACTCTTATCGTGTATCTTATATTTTCTATATCGAAAATTAGAATTAATAAGTTTATATATATATTCTACTATTCCTTTTTGTCTGTCCATTTAAATTTACCCTTCAAATAAATTTTTGCTTAGTCTTATGATTTTTTCAGAAATAAAAAATAAAAAGTCATAATCATCTTGATGATAGCAAAAAGAAATTAACGTAATCAATTTACGATATTTTTCCGGTAAAGCGTAGCTTGTGTCTTGTTGTATTAAAACATGAGCTCTAATAGAACTAACATTTTTTAATACGTGATGACCAGGCGATAATTCTCTTATTATATCTTTATATAAATAATAAATAGTACAGACTATATTTTCAGAAGCATTATTTATATATCGGGATTTAGCTGATTCTATAGAGTTTATATATTTAAGTACGGCTATCGTTCTATTTTTGGCATTCATATTTTCCTTCTCGTATAGTTTTACAAATTTTATCGGATAAGTTCCATGGTAGATCGCGAATATTATTATATAATAGATACGTAATTTTTATATAACGAAGTGCTTTTTCATCTTTGAATTTTGACAAGGAGCAGTAGGCGCTGTCGGTAATAATTTCTCTTACGTCTTCTTCATTTGCATCGCTAAGATTACCATAACGCACATTAACGAACTCGGATAACACATCAACTAACGTTCTATATAAATAAGATACTACACGAAATTTATTTAAACTATTATTAAGCCGCCAGGAATCTTCATCGACAAGTCTGTACAAATAAAATATTAACGATACTCTAGTTTCATAATAATCCATTATCTAACCTCATTTGTTTAATTATTATACCTGTTAAATCTTTATCTTGTCGATATTTATTATAATATAAGATACTAAGCTCGATATATTTCTTCTCGTCTTCTGTAAGCATCTTTTTATTAGTACAATCTATAATATAATAATAAACAGAATTATAACTTATCGATCCGAGTTTTAAATAATCGCTATGCTTAAAATCGGCAAGCACAAGCACCGATATATTGTAAATATCGGCTACTTCATAATATTTTGGTTTATAATGTTCTAAAGTCCACCATGTCTTATACACGATAGAGGCAATATAATAAATGATATCAAGCTTAAAATTCTCAATATTGTGTATACTTAATGAATTTAACATCTCGTACTCCTCTTATTTTATCCTTGTAAAGATTAAAATATCGTTCATCACACCTATTAAACATATAGAACGAATTAACAAGCATCATAATAAGTACTTTAGTTCGTTTACCTATAATATCATAATTAGTAAATTCTTTATGTATAAGTCCTTGAAAATCTAAAGAGTACGACCGCATTTCGTTATACAACGATATATTGTGCTCGTCTCTTACGATATCCATTAGCAGACGAAAAGCTTCGTTCGATCTTGGCAAGAAATCGAGAGTGCCTCGAGTATAAGGAGCTAGCTGAACTAGCATCATGAATAAAAATTTATGAACCATAGCGGCTCGTGGATATTTCATCATACTTTCCTCCATAATAAAAAAAATCCTTCATATAATATAGTATTATTATATCATATGAAGGATTAAAGTTAAAGGTTAAATACGCTTACGTCGTCGCCATTTGGAGTGAGACCACGCATATATAAAGTATTACCTTCGACAAAGAAAGATTTTACTTCTTGTTCGCCCTGATATCCAGCAATAACGTCAGCTGCTATGCCTTTTATTAAGATGGCAAAACAATTTGTCATATAATTATACCAACCATCATCATTATCAGATGCTCGTTGTTCAATAGA